TCCTCACGGGTTAGCGACGCTGCTGCACAGCAGACGTACCATTGAGTTGACGTTGTCGGGCAATACGGCTTCGATGCGGTACGTGCCGCGGCTCGAAACCAGCCGCCGGCCCGCTACCAGTTCGGCAGATGGACGGCAGCGGATCTCCGCGTCGACTGTCGCGGTGAGCTGCTGCGCGACAACGGCCATACGCCCAGTGGGCGTGGTTATCTCTGCCCATACCTTGCGCAGCTCCACCCACCCGGGGCGGGAGCCGCCCATGTCATCGGGGACGGGTTGCTCGACCTGGAGGGCGCAGCGGTGTCGGAGGGTTCCGGCTCTCATCAGAATCGCTTCCTGTACCAGAGCAGCCGCTCGAAACCGAGCGGTACGCTGCTTGAAATGGTGCCGATCACCACTGCTTCGCGGTTGGCATACCAGTGGGCAACCAGCAGCACCACTGCCTGCCACACATCCGGGGTGAGCGCCATTTGCTCCGGCGTCAGCTCGACGCCCTGCTCGGGCGCCACCAAGGTGCGGTCACAGTGCTGCTCGACATGGGCCAACGCCGCTTCGACGTAGCCCTTGAGCAGCTCGTTCTCGAGCAGCTCGTCCTCTTCGTCCGTATCGATGCGCGCCTGGAGCTTGAGCTTGTCGAGCAATTCAGGCTGCGCGGCCCAGTCGATGATCATCAGGCTTCACCACCCGCTTCGGTGCTCACCGGATCAGCAGCGTCGTCGGCTTCGCTTTGTTGAGCATCAGCCGGGACGTCGCTCTCCGTTGCTGCCTCGTCAGTTGCGGCAGGCGGTGGGACGAGTTGCGACTGCGTCGGCGCGGCCGGCTTGGTTTCCTTCGGCGCGGCGGGCTTGTTGGTGCGCTGCGCGGCGGGCTTGGACTTGGGCGGCGCTTCGTCAGCAACCTGCTGAGCCAGGCCTTTGCCGATTAGGGTGTGGGCATATTCGTCGTCGACGTCTTCGAGCACCTGCCCGGCTACTACCTTGGCCGATGCCGCACCCAGCAGGCGGGCGTTACCGATGAAGCCCCATTGCGCTTTGATCTTCATATCTGCTCCACAAACAGAAAGGCCGGCTAAGTGCCGGCCTCATATGGCTACGGGGAGGTTCAGGCGGTCGGGAACTGGCCCTTGACCAGCGCCTCGCGGCGGCGAACACCCAGGCCCAGGCGCTCTTCCACGAGCAGGGCGCGCTCGTTCTTGATGAACTGATCGTTGATCAGGCCCATCTTGAACAGGAACGACATGCGGTCGAAGAGGATCGCGGCGCGCGCGAAGTTGGCGACCAAGAACTCGCCGCCAGTGGTGCCATCGCCCTCATCCATGCTGTCGGAGGTGATGACCGGGCGACCCCAGAGCACCGGCGTCACCAGCCCCTGCAAGTTGGCGAACAGGTAGCGGTTCTCGCCGTCCTTCTGCAGCTCGATGTTCATCCAATCGAGCTCGGTCATCACCAAGCCGTCGGCCGACAGCTTGGACTGCTTGCGCACCTGGTAGATGCCGCGGCGCATGATGTCGATCGCGGTGTCGCCTGCCTTGGTCAGCGCGGCATCGTAGGTGGTGGCCTGGGTCATGAGGCCGTTGAGGTTCTCGCCGGTACCGTCGCCCTTGAGGATCTGCGCCTCTTCCTCGAGCTTGAGGTCATAGCGCAGCAGCTCCTGGATGTAGCCGAACAGCTGCGGGACGTCGTCCAGTGCTTCGTCGGTCACCGGCATCCACACCGCGATCTTCTTGATGCGGTCGGTGACCGTTTCGAACGTCACGTTGCTGGTCGGCTTCAGCGCTCCCTCAGCTACGGTCGCGGCGCCACGGGTATGCAGCAGTTCCTTGAAGTAGCTGTAGCTCTGGCCGCTGACCGGGATGGCGGTGAGCAGGTCGCGGATGCGCAGCTCTTGCCGGAGGCCGGGCTGAATGGTGGGGTCGTAGTTCGGTACCACGAGGCCAGCGCTGGTGACCTTGGTTTCCTTCATGGTAGCCAGGTCGGACTTGGTCACCTCGATCTGCGCCAAACCGGTTTTCTGGCGATCCTTGTAGCTCTCGTCGCCCTTGACCATGTCGATGAAGGATTTGCCTTCGCCCGGCTGACCACGCAGCTTGACGCCCTTCTGCTCAAGGTCCTGTACCTGGTCGATGACCTTCTGCAGTTCTCCCTTCTGGGTGTCGATCTGCTTTTTCAGGTCACCGGTGACCACGTTGCCCTTCTCGACCTCTGCGATGGCAGCGTCGTATTTCTTCTGCAGGCCCTCGAAGCCCTGCTTCAGTTGCTGCTCGAGGGAATCCTTCAGTTCTTTGACTTCGTTCATGGCGATACTCCGAAATGGTGGGTGAACAGGTTGGAAAGGTCTTTCAGCTCATCCACGATCGCCGTGGCCTCGCTGCCGCCGTCACGGCGGAGCGCGGGGTAGCCGAGCGAAGCGACTGCGGCCGCTTCCTTTTGCGAGAGCCCCATGCGTTCGCGCAGGGCGTTCTCGAATAGCCGGATGTCCGACTTGACGCTGAGCACCTGGGCTTCAGGGTTCATGCCGAAGGGCACGAACGACGCCTCCCAGAGTTCAGCGGATTTGATGACGCGGACGTTGCGGCCCGCGCGCTGCTGGTAGTCCGCCTCCAGCGTGTTGAAGCCGATGGACATGCTGTCCAGCGAGCCGTCCTTCATCAGCTCGTAGGCGTCGCGCGCGTAGCTAACCGCGAGATTCACGCGCCCCTTGAGGTACAGACCGTGCTCGTCCTGGCTGAACTCGGACGTGCCGACCAGCCGGGTCAGGTCGTGATACAGGGCCAGCTTCAGGCGACCGTTGCGCGCAGTCTTCACCCGGGTGAAGGCACCCTGCAGGATGACGTCGTCGCCCAGGTCGACGTTGTCGAACACCGCGGCGTAACCCTCGAAGTTGCCGGCGTCATCGGCGGCCTTCACCTCGAACGGGCAATCAAGTTTGGTCAGCATTGGTTTTTATCTCCCATCGGGTGACCTGGTTGTATTGCTCGCCCTCGAGCGGTGGCAGGTTTTCTTTGCGGCGCACTTCGTTGATGGTCATCCACCCCGAGCCGCCAGAGCCGCCCAGAGCGGCGGCGAACAGCGTGGCTCGGCCGGCGCTGTCTGCGCGCTGCAGACCTTCGAGCACGAACTCGACAAAGCGCCCGCTGCCACCGAAGAGCTTGTCGTTGAGCTCGTCCTCGACGGCGTCGGCATATGGCTTAAGGCCGAAGGTGACGTAGCCGATCAGCTGCTGCTCGAGGTTCGAGCCCATGATCGAGGTCTTGCCCGCGCGGTTGGCGAGCCAGAGCGGCACGCCGTAGATGCCGGCGAGCGCTTCCTCTTGGAACTGCTGCGATTCGATGAACTGGGCGTCTTTCTGGCTCAACCCCGCGGGAACGATCTTGGGGTTGCCTTGGAGGATGGCCATCTTCCCGATGTCATCAGCATCGCCTTCGCGGACGTCCGGGAACTTGGCCAGGATCTGCTTCTGCTGGGCATCTGTCAGGAACTGCTCGTAGATGACGTAGCCGCCGGTAAAGCCGCCCTTGCGCATGAAGCGCGATGACCACTGCTGGCCCGCCTTGGCCAGGCCCATGGTTTCGGCCTGGTACTCGATGGGCGACATCCCGACGAGGCCATCCAGGCTGAATATCTTGAAGTGCAGCATGTTCTCCGGCGATACCGGAAAGCGCGCTCCGTCCTTGGGTTGCACCCAGTAGAGCAAGTCTTCATCGGTGTCGATGGTGACCGAGTCGATGCTCAGCGGGACTAGGCCGATAGGGTCACCGTTGCGGTTGCGCTCGATCAGGGCGAACGCATTGCCGCGCAGCGCCATGTTCACGACGACGAACTTGAGGAAGTTCAGCATCGTCATGTAAGGGTTCGGCTTGCGCAGCAGCTTCTGCGACCGGTCCGTCCCGGCGACCAGCCGACGCTCGCCATCCGCATCCTCGTACAGCTTGAGCGGCAGGCCGCTCAGCGACTCGGAAAGGATCTTCACGCACGACCAGACCATGCTGATCGACAGCGCAACCGTAGTGGTGACACGAACGCCGGCCTTGGTGCTCTTGCCGCCGACCTCCATATCCACTTCGACGAAGTCACCAGTGGCCGGGTCGGAATAACCAAACATCCGCCAGGTGCGCGGGTTGTACCAACGAAAGGTCATGGTCAGCCTATGAGTCCGAAGAAGCCGTTGTTGAGGTAGTCGTCCATACCGCCCAGCGCGGGCGGGTTGGCAGCCATCAGCGATACCGCGTTGAAGAGGGCCATGAGCGGGTCAATCTTTGCCGTGCCGCTCGCCTGCTTGGTGATCAGGATGGAGTTCGCCCTGGGCTCGACCTTGGCATTGCCGCAGCACCAGTCCATCAGCGGCTGAGCGGCGTGATGCAGCCCGCCTTCAGCGAGCTTGCGCTCGGTGGTCTTGATCGCGCCGCCCATGCGCCAGCCCTGGCTAACGCCGACGACCTTTTCTGGGTCGATGCCCATCCCGACCAGTGCTTCGAGAATGGCTCCGATGCCGGCGGGGTCGAGCCCGGCCTCATGCAGCAGCCCGGCCTGGTCGATCTGGAACACGATGGAGGCGACCTCGGCGACGTCTTCGCCAATGTGCTCGACCAGCACCAGGTCGCCGGACTTGGCGAAGTCCAGCAGCCGCGGCGCGATCTCTTTCCGCCGCTGCAGCACCGATGGGTGCGCCCATGCCCGGCACCAGGCGAGCCAGCGACGGGACTCTCGTTCTCGCCCGACCACTGCCAAGCCAAGCAGGTCATCAAGCCCGCCGCCATCGATGCCGACGGTGACGACCTCGCAGCGCTCGAGGATGCTGTCGAGGGAGATACCCGGGCGCGCCATGGCCTCCCAGTATTCGGCGCCAGCCCAGTTGTCCGAGCGCAGCGCGAGGCCGATTTCAACGTTCAGGTGCTTGGCGAGGAACTGCTGAAAGCTGCCGTCGGTGTTTTGCTGGTTGCGCCGAAGCTGGTCCTCCAGCCATTCCCGACTCACCGAACGCCCCAGGTTGGGGTTGGTGATGTGAAAATTCTCCGGCAGCAGGTAGGCCTTGCTGGCCAGCAGCTCGGGCGGAAACTCGTACAGAATGCCCAGCGAGCGTGGATCGTGGATCTTCCCGTCACGCACACCACGGTGGTAGAGCAACTTTTCGCGGAACACGCCGGCGGGCGGCTCGTCGCTCTGGGTGGTCAGAAAGATCACCCAGCCCTCGGGGCGCGACACCTGCCCGCCCAACGCCTCCATCAGCATGGCCGATGCGTTGGCCTTCTTGCCCAGCAACCACAGCTCGTCCACCAGGATGCGACCGGCCTTCTTGCCGGACACGGTATCGGTATCCGCCGCGACAACCTTCAGACTTGCCTTCGTCACCCGATGGGTGATGGTCCGGACATGGTCCTGGACGTGGAACAGCGCGGCCAGCTCCGGGTCCGCCCGGATCATTCCTGCGGCGGGTTTGAAGCTGTTGTCCGCCACCTCTTTGGTTGGCGCCAGGATCAGGTGCTCTTCGTCCTCACGCCAGCAGAGGATGACGGCGGTGATCATGATGCCCGCGGCAACCGTCGACTTCGTGTTCTTCTTGCTGATCAGCATCATGTATTCGCGGATCAGCTGTTGCCCTGTCTCGGCATCGTAGGCACCGAAGACGGCGGCAACGAAGTCGAATACCCACTGGTCGCTGCACTCGCCGAAGGTTGGCTTACCAGGCAAGTCGACTACGCGCAGTTCCTTAAAAATGCTTAGCGCCTGCTCGGCCTGAGCCGGGTAGATCGGCGCCGGGATAATGCTTTGCCCAGCCACTAGCCGATCTGCCCAGTCAGGGCACGCAGTCTGCCATTGCATTTCAGTTCACCAGTTTGAGTTGCCTCGACGGCGGCGCAGCTGGCGCGAAGCGGCCGGTCGCAACCGACTCGGCGGCATTCGCCTGCTGCTCTTTCTTACCGGACTCACCGCGCTTCTGGTGCTCGAAGGGGAGCAGCGCGACGGCTGCCTGGATACGTGTCTTCGGATCCAGGCGCCGATCGTTCATGGCGTGGCGAAGCAGGTCCTTCGGGTCCTCGAAGAACTCGTCCCCGAGCTGTACGTCTGGAGGGAGCGCATCACGGCCAGCCGCCGGTTTCGCTTCCGACTCCAGGTGTTTGAGGCGAGCCAGGTGAGCAAGCACGTTGGGGTGCTTTTCCAGCCGGGAGCCGGCCTGCGACGCGGACCGGGCGGGGCAGCCGGCCGCCAATGCCGAGTCCCTGATGGATGCACCTGACATCCGGGCTTCGGCATACTTGCGCTGCTGTTCAGTTAACGCCATGCCTTAACCAAATCCGTTAAAGGGGATTAATTTCGCGCGTGGGAGTGGGAGAGGTTTCCGCTACCGGCTCGCCCGGTATTTTTGCCCGCCCCTGTCAGCGCATGCCCTGCAGGTCGGACTCGGTCTTGCGCTGATGGCAGCCGATCACGCTGCCATCAGGGCTATCGACGCACAGAATCTGGCAGTTCGCCTCGATATCCTCTCCGCCCAAGCCGAGCGGCACCTTGTGGTCGAGCTCGAAGCCCTGAGGGAACAAAACCCATCTCCCGCATTCCGCGCGGTGGGGGTTGGCGAGCCACATCTCCAGCCGCCTGGACTGCAGTCGACGCCCGGTGATCCGCCGCTCGGCGACTACGCGAACAGTCGGCCCACTCGGCTTGGCCATCTTCAGGCCGGGCCTCTGCATCTTCAGCCTGCGCTTACTCATCGCGTTCTTTCCGATGCTGTCGGGTTGCGGTAAGGCGGCCGCTGTGACCGCCGATCCTGCTGCCGCCTTTCCACCCCATCCCAGCCACCCGGCCGGAACGCGCCGGCCAGGTTGCCGCCGCTCTGCCACACCGCCCAGGCGAACACCGCCAGCAGCACCACCAGCGGCCAGGCCATGGCAGGCACACGCAGCTCGCCGGTCAGGATGTAAATCACCGCAGCACCCGCGCAGCCCATCACCAGCATGGCCAGGCACGACACACCGCGCCGAAACCGCGCAGCACCACGGCGATAGGTGAACAGCCGCACGAACAGCACCACGCAGATAAGGAACGTCACCTGCGTCAACAGAGCACTAACCATCCGCGCCTCCGTCACTGATCGATGGCACACCGCGCCGGCGGATCGCAGCCAGCGCCAGCGTCACCACCAGCACCGCCGCACCGAACGCCGCCGGGCCGGGATAGGCGAATGGGCGAAAGCCCCAGAACTCCGCCTCCACGATGGCCGGCGCGAACTGGTAACCCATCACCGCCGACACCAGGAAGAACAAAAGCCGCTTCCAGATCGGAAGGTCATGCGTCGTCGTCACGTACACCAGCGCACCCAGCAGCGCACCGACAGCCGCGTCGCCGTTCACGCCAGCCATGAATCCAGCCAGGCCAGCGCCGGCAGCACCTGCCACCACAACGCCGGCCGTGGTGCTCGTTGGCTCTGCCATGCAACGCCTCCAGCGGCACAAATGAAAAAGGCCCACCGTTTCGGGTGAGCCTTTGAATGGGTGCCCTCTTGCGAGGGCTGGCCTGCCGGGGAACAGGCCGCGACACAGCACGTCGCTCGGTGGTTATCACTGCGGGCGCAGCTCTACAACCATGGGCACTTTCTACAGCCGACATGCAACGCCCGCAACCGTCGATTTTTGCAAACGCTGTTCAACACGGTTAAACACACTTGAGCACGGTTGAGCGCTGTTCGCGCCAAACCAACCCGACGAACGGTCATCCAGCGGCGCCCACTTTGCGCAGGTCCGCTGCTGCCTTCACCGCCCGAGCAGCGGCCTTGCGATCAGCCACCCGCTTGCGCTCCACCCGGGCATTCTCCCGTGCCACGTCGCGCGCCGCCCGCGCCCGCTTCACTGCCGCCGCAT